TCGTGGCGACCGCGAGCGGGTCAGGTGACCGGCCTGTGTCGGTGGCCGAGGCCAAGGAGCATCTGCGGATCGTCGATATGACGACCGACGATGACTACATCGGCGTGCTGATCGACACGGCGACCGCCTGGTGCGAGGACTACTGCGACCGCACCTTCGCCGACAAGCAATACACCGTGGCGTTCGACGACTTCGTGGCTCTTCGGATTGGGCTTCCGCGCCCGCCCGTCCGCCTGAACGCGACGGCTGCGAGCGCCACGGTGACTATTTCCTACGTGGACCAAGGGGGCACCACGCAAACACTCACGTGGGCGCAGTCTGGAACGCAGCAGTTCCGCCTAGACCGCGACCACGTTCCTGCACTCGTGTATCCGCTGTACCTGGAGAACTGGCCCAACGTGCGGTTGGACGACAAGGCCGTGCAGGTGACCTACCTCGCCGGCTACGGCGGGGCGGCGAACGTGCCGACTCCGGCGAAGCACGCCATCAAGATGTTGGTCGGTCACTGGTACGCGAACCGGGAGGCCGTGGGCAGCGTGGGCCGTGAACTGGAAATAGCCGTATCGGCCCTGCTGGCCAACCTCCGCTGGAGGCAGTACGCATGAGCATCGAGGGACGGATCGCCGTTGACGTGGGGTTCACCGACTCGGCGTCCAGCGACGGCGTCCAGGCCGTGAAGCGGCTCGCCCTGACGAGCACGGACAGCCAGACGACCGGCAAGGTGGCCATCATCGCCGGCACCTGCGGAACGGCCGCCGTGGCGATTGCCGTGGCTCCCAGCACCTACCGTGACGCCGACGGTTCGCTCGTGTCGTTCGCGACCGTGGACCGGTTTGCCTTTGCGGCGTCGGCTGCGGCCCGCTGTGCCGAGGCGACCGGGTCGGGGGCAGCGATCAGTTCCGCGAGCCGGGTGGCGTTGTCGGACGCCCGGGGCGGTGGCACGGCTGGCTTCAACGTCTCGGCGTACTCGGGCACGGCGAGTTTCACGGTGGTAGTGGTCGGCACATGAAGACGGGCACGCTCAACCGGCTGGCGACGATCCAGACTCCGACCGAGTCGGCCAACGCCATTGGCGAGCCGATCCTGTCGTGGTCCACGTTTGCCACTCGGTGGATTGGCGTGATGCCGCTGTCGGGCTCGGAAACGGTCTCGGCACTGGCAAGCCAGTCCGACGTGACGCACAAGGTCATGATGCACTACACGCCGGGGCTGAAAGCCAAGATGCGGATCGTCTGCGAGGGTCGCACGTTCGAGATCACCAGCGTGGTGGAGCGCGGCTACCGGGCCGAGCACGAGCTGCTGGTGGCGGAGGTGACGGACTAATGGCCTTCCAAGTCAGTGCCAGTGCATCGGACATCCAAGACGTGCTCAAGCGTTTTGATGGGCTGCGGATCGGCGTGCAGAAAAAGTACCTGCGGGCCAGCGTGAACAAGGTCACGAAGCCGTACATCCCCGAGGTCAAAGCCCTGGTCGCCAAGGGGCCGACGGGCAACCTAAAGCGGTCGGTCGGTGTGCTCACGGAAGCCAAGGTCCGCGGCAAGACCCAGACGGCCGTGCTCGGATTCCGCCGTGGTAAGAAGTTCAAGAAGGGCGGTCTTGGCTACCACGCCTGGTGGATCGAGAACGGCGTGAAGGTTCGCCGGCCCAAGAAGGCTGCGATGCTGCAGGTGCCGATGGCACTGGCCAAGCAGTACCCGTACCTAATGGGCAAGGTGGCCCTGATCGGTGCGGAGGACGGCGGTGCGGCCTACTTCCCCGAGGTGGCTGCCGTCCCCGGCACGGGCAAGTTCGGCCAGTGGGCGGACAGGACGCTGCCACGAATCAGGGACGAACTAATTCAGGAACTGGGCCGGTCCGTAGACAAGGCCGTGGCCGAGAACGCCCGCCGTGCTGCCAAGGGGAAGTGATGCCAGCCACGACGTTCATCGACGAATCCCTGCTGCAGCTGCTGTCGGTCTCAGCCGACATCGCAGCGTCCGTCGGCTCGCGGATCTACGCCGTGCAGGCTCCGCAGGGGACGGCGATGCCGTGCCTGGTCTTCGACCGGCAAGACTCCAGCCGGGGGCCATTCATGCACATGCGTGGCATGACCGGGCTCACCCGGACGACGTACACCGTGTCGTGCATTTCGACGCGGCTGGTGGACTGCCGCAACCTCGGGCGTGCGGTGCGGTCAGCCTTACAATTCAAGAGCACGCCGGCGGTTCGGCTCATCACGGTCAAGGACGAAGCCGACCAGCAAGAGCCAGCAAACCCCGGCGACCAGACGCCCATTTACCGGACGGACCTGACAGTCGAGATCACCCACTCGGAGAGTTGAACATGGCTGCTGACATCGGGCAGGGAACCTACGTTTCGTTCGGCACCGCGCTGCACACCGCGACCGGCTACAAGATCACCGGCGTGAACCACAACGGCATCGCACGGGCCGTTGCCGACGCGACGCACATGCTGTCCTCGGCCAAGGAGTTCGTGGCCTCGAGCATCTACGACCCGGGCGAAGTCTCGGTTGAGGTGCTGCACGACCCGTCCGTGAAGCCCGTCGCCGACCTGGCGAACGTCGCCACCAATCAGGTGGTGAGCGTGTACTGGGCCAACGGTGGCACGGCTGTGACGCTGTGGTCGGCGTTCGGCTACATGACCGGCTACGAGGCCGGTGCCCAGATGGAAGACATGCAGTCGGGCTCTGTGACGATCAAGCTCTCGGGTGCCCTTGGTTGATTGTTGTGACGCAGGGAGGCGCGCATGGCTCTGAGTCGTGATGAGTTCTTCAAGCGGAAGCGTCCGCTGCCGAAGGTGAAGGTGCCGGTGCCCGAACTTGGCGAGGACGCCGAGGTGTGGGTCACCAAGTTCACCAGCCGGATGCGGAACCGCTTCGAGGAGATCGCCACCGGCGGCAAGGTCGGAGGGGCGGTCAACCTCAAGAACGTGTCCGCGAAGGTCGTGGCCTTGTCGTGCGTGGACGACGATGGCAAGGCGTTGTTCACCGAGACGGACGAGGAACGGATTGGCGAGTTCGACGCCGACGCCGTGCAACGGATCGTCGATGCGGTGTTCAAACTGAACGGGCTTGGTGCCAATCCTGTGGAGGAGGCCGCGGGAAAATAGAGCGCCAGCCGGTCCTGCAGTTCCTCTACCGGCTGGCATTGAAGCTGGGGGTCTGGAACGTTGAGGAGCCCGGCGGCCTGGCGGACGTGATGAGCGTGGACCAGTTGTACGGGTGGATGGGCTACTACCAGCTGGAGCCGTGGGGCGACGAGTGGTTGAGGGACGCGATGAGCATGGCACAGTTCGCATCCGCCCACCGTTCCAAGGGTTCGCCGCGTCGCAAGCCTGACGACTTCATGCCCGTTCCGAAGCGGACGCAGACGCCTGAGCAGATCGTGGCGGCCTTCCGTGCGATCGGAGGCGGGTGATGGCCAAGAACTTCGGCCGCGTCAACGTTTCGATCACAGCGTCCACGGGCGGGCTGACTGCCGGGCTGGCGAGCGCTGGGAAGCAGTTGAGCGGCTTTTCATCGTCCGTAGGCGGAATGACTGGCGGACTAAGTCAACTCAACGCCGCCATGGGCGATAGTGGCGTGCTGTTTTCTGACGTAAGCGGACTGCTTGGGTCGATTGCGGTGTCGTTTCGCAACGGCGAGATGGCTACTCATTTGTTTCGCGGGTCCATCCAGCTTTTGACTGTCGCGATCAAAGCCCTTCTCATCCCGCTGGTTATCGTCACTACCGTTGTCGGCTTTTTCAATGCGTTTGGAAAAGCCGCCGATGAAATTGACGCTGCGAGCAAGTCCGCCAAGCGGCTAGGACTTGAGGCGAACAGCTTTGAGTCATTCAGCCAAGTTGCCGAAGAGGCTGGCGTGAGCGCCGGCCAAATGACCGGCATGCTTACGACGCTGAACCGAAACGTCGTAAGTCTCGGCAGCGGCAGCAGCCGGGCTCAGCAGGCTTTCGCCACCCTTGGGCTCACCTTCGCGGACTTGCGGGGGCAGTCTCCGGAGCGACAGTTTGAGTTAATTTCTGCGGCCATTATGGCCCTTCCGGACCAGCAAGCCCGTGCTTCCGCGGCTGCAGCCATTTTCGGCAAATCGGGCGCAACGGCTCTCAACTTCATTGAAGATGCCGCTGGTGGCGCAGTGACCGGCGTGAAGCGATTGCGGTCGCAACTCGGGTATGACCTGACGGCAAACCAGCGTGCTGGCGTTCAGGCGATGAACGACAGCGTTGGTCGCATGTCTATGGTCTTCGGCGGATTCATTCGGCAGTTTGTGGCCCATTTAGCCCCGGCGATTGCGACGGTGGCCAACTTGTTCGTCAAGTTCTTTGCTGAGAATACTAGCGGCTTCAGTGTTGCCGCTGGCATGGCAAACGCACTTACTGCTGCCATTAGGGGTGTGGCTGGTGCGGTCACGCTTCTGTATGGCTTCTTCCAACTTGCGGCAACTGGCGTGCTGGCGTTGGGGCAGATCGGCATGAATGCCTTCGGGTTCCTGTTGCTTGGGATGTCTGCGGTCCAGGAAGGCATCGCCGTCCTGATGGATGTGGTCGGCATGCTGGGCAAGTTTCTGGTTGACATGATCATGGCTCCCATTAAGGGAATCATGTCCACCGTCGCGTCTATGGCAGAGGCGGTTGGAGCGACAGACATCGCCGCTGACCTGCGGCTCGGGATGAAGGTGGCTGACGGACTGACGGAGGGCTGGGACAAGTTCGGCAACGTGGTCCGCGGCAGCAATTTTCTTGAAAACGCCGCCAACGATGCGTTCTCTGAGGCTGCGGTCTACGGCGACGCCGCCGCGGAACTCTCCGAAAGCGGCGTGGCCAACATCACCAACCCCTTTGCGGTGTTTGACGCTGAACTGGCGAACGTCCAGCAGCAGATGCAGCAGACGGGGGCCGCGGCTGGAGAAGCCGCCGGAAATTCCATTGGGTCCGCCATTGCCGCAAGCAGCCAGGAACTTCGTGCCATCGTGGTCGGCAGTTCCGAGGGCGAGACGTTCCGGAACAACATCCTGCGTGGGGCCGATCCGCGGCTCGACGTGAAGGACGACGCCCGGCAAACGGCAGAGAACACGGAGCGGTCTGCCGACGCACTGGAGGACATCGCAGCCCGGCTTGATCCAGCCGGCCTTGCGGTGATCGGCTAATGGCTATCACCGACGTTCGAGAATTGCGGTCCTTCGAGTTCAGCGAAAGCCTTGAGTCCAAGGGCAAGGTGACGCTTCAGGGCTCCGTGGACCTGCTGGCATTGCATGACTCACTGCCTGACTTTGCTGCACTGGCAGAAGACTCAACGTCATGGCCCAACCTGAGCGGTGGCAAGATTCCGCAGGTCGGCGACATGCGGTTGATAGCAGGCGTGTTGTTCAAGGT